GGCAAGTGCGCCGCCTATATCGAGGGCTACCGCTTTGTCCCGGCCGGGAAGACCTGGACGGCAGCGGACGGCACGGTGTATTCCGGCGAAATGATTACTCCCTGGAAGCCCTGGGCGGAGCTGGACGCCGCCCAACGGGCCTATGAGCGGGAGCGCGCCGCCGCGCTGGAGGCCCAGAATGACGAGCTTGTGGATGCCATGGCCAGTATGGTGGAGGACGTTTACAACCAGGACCTGGCTGCAATTGAGGAGGGATAAACGGTGATTGCCGTATCCATAAATTTTTACTTTTGGAGGAAGAAAAACATGTACAAATCTATGAAAACCCTGATTACCCGGAAGTTTTATAAGACGGCAGAGGCGGCCCAGAAAAAGCTGGATGTGTTCTACGCCGTGAACAGGATGAAGGACGAGGAATATCAGGACCTGACGGCCCTGGTGGTGGAGGTTTACGGTGTGAACGAGGCCGATGCGCCCACCGAAGATGTGAGCGAATAAGGGAACAGGGCCGCGGCGAAAGCTGCGGCCTTTTGACTAAGGAGGGGAACACATGGCAGATACCACAAAGAAGAAGGAGCTGTACGACAGCAGCTATCTGGACAGGCTAAAGCAGAGTCAAGCGGCCTTGGACAATCACCTGAGCACAAAGCCTGGAGAATACCAGAGCAAATATCAAGGGCAGATCGAGGAGACAATGAAAAACATTGCCAGCCGGAAGCCCTTTGCATACAACGTAAACGAGGATGCGCTTTATCAGCAGTACAAGGACAGATATACCCAGATGGGCAAGCAAGCCATGCGGGACACCATGGGGCAGGCGGCGGCGCTGACCGGCGGCTACGGGAACACCTACGCCCAGAACGTGGGGCAGCAGGCCTATGGGCAGTATATGCAGGGGCTGACGGACAAAATTCCGGAACTGTATCAGCTGGCGCTGGACAAGTACGACCGGGACGCGGCGGCGGAGAAGGAGAAATACAGCCTGTACAAGGATGCGGATTCCACGGATTATAGCCGCTGGGCTGACCGGGTGAACCAGTGGAATACGGACAGGAGCTACCTTTCCGGGCGGGCCGACACAGAACTGAGCCAGGCTATGAGCATCAGCAATACCATGTATGCAAGGCTGGCGGAGCTGGCGGCGAAGGGCTACACCCCCACGGATGACGAGCTGCGGGGGGCGGGTATGACCCGGGACCAGTGGGACAAGCTGCATCCGGCGTATGTGCCCAGCTATGCGCCGATGGCGGCGGCACCGAGCAGCGGTGGAGGCGGAAGCGGAAGAGGCTCCGGCGGTTCCTCCGGCGGCACAGGCGGTCCGAAGACACTGGAAGAGCAGTATGCGGATATGGCCAAAAACGGAGCAACGCAGAAGGAACTGTACTACTTTGCCCAGGAGGCCAAGCAGAACGGCGCGACGGCGGCGGACATCCGCAAATGGAGCACAAAATATATGCATGCCAGTTCCGGCAAGTGATAAGGAGAGGACAATATGGCACTGCTTTCGACATATCAGAAGTTCAAAGAGAAAAACGCCCAGGGCGTCCAGAGCGAACCGCAGAAGCAGGAGACTCAAAAGGAGAGCTCCGGCAGCGGCCTGATGAGCACATACCAGCAGTTCATGAGCAAGAAGCAGGGCGGGACACAGGCGGTCTCCCCTGCCCAGGACTACAATCAGAGAGTATGGGATGTGCTGCAAAGGGTAGACAGCGCCAACGCAAGCCGAAACGGCGGTTGGAGTGCGGACGTGACCGGTGGGAACGGCCTGGAAATCAATGCGCTGCTGCGGGAATACGATGCCTATGAGGGCGACAAAAGCGGCATGACGGACTACCGGAATATGCTTCTGGGCTACAACAAGCAAATGCAGGAGCTGAACGGGTACTATTCCAAATTCCGGGACAGCGACGACTATGACCGGCAGAGAAGCGGGTACGGGAACTTCGGCGTTGGGTACTCTGCGGGCAGCTGGGGGCTGAGCGACAGTGAGGCCCGGGAGATCCGGAAGCAGCAGAGCCAGAAGGATGCGCAGGAAAGTCAAAGGGCGCTGGCGGAGTATACGGCGGCGAAAAAGGAATTCGAGCGGGTTGATTCCGAGTGGCGGACTATGGATGACCGCTACAGGAGTTTCACCATTGACGAATATGACAAGGACCTCACCGAAAAATGGCAGGCTGCAAAAAAGCGAATGACCGATGCGGAGAACAGCCTCCTTGGGGCAAGGAACCGAATGGATGCCTACAACGCTACCTGGGGGAAGATCGACCAGTATGCCGGGGACGCTGCGGCGGCCAAGGGGACGGACACTAGCTATACGGGGCCAGGATATGAAAGTATTGTAGACTGGGAGAACAAGAAGAATGAGGAACAGGCGGCGCAGGATGCCCAGGCACAGCGGGCGGACTATGTTCCCGGAACGATCCAGTATACCAGAGACACAGAGCCTACGGCGGAGGACCGGCTGGGCCTGTGGCGGAGTCTGACACCGGAGCAGAAACAGGATGCCGTGAGCAGTTCCAACGTACAGCTGAATAACATCGTCATGGCGGGGAATGACGGGTACTGGGACCTCCTGACGGACAACGAGATAGAGACCTACTACTATATCAAGGGACAACGGGGACAGGAGGCCGCCAACCAGTACCTGGACGATATGTACATTGAGCTTTCCCGGCGGAATGAGTTGAAGACAGTACAGTCCATTGAGAACGCAAACAGCTGGGAGAAAGCCGGGCTGACCGCGGTGAGCGTTGGCGCAAACCTTGTGGGGGCCATTCCGGCGGCGCTGGGAAAGACCACGGATATGGTCACGGGACGGACGAACCCCTACAGCTCCATGCAGTTCTTCCAGCGGTACGCCTCTTACATCCGGGGCAGCGTTGGGCAGGATATCGGAGACTGGACGGAAAGCAAACTGGCGGACAAATTCGGGGAGCAGTTCGCGGCGAAGGCCGGAAACCTGGCAAACCAGACATTCCAGGCACTGATGTCCGGCGTGGACAGCATGGCGGGGGCTATGACCTTCGGGCAGGGATTGGCACTCCCCGCGGGGCCGTTTAATTTCCATGTGGGCGGATATACCACCGTCATGGGCATGGGAGCCTTTGCCCAGAGAGCGCAGGAGCTTGAACTGAAGGGCGCGACACCGACGCAGATTGCAATCGGCTCCATTGGCTCCGGCATCCTGGAAGCGCTGTTTGAGGACGTTTCCATGGAAGTGTTTTTTACGAATATTCTGGATAACCCTGCCAAGACTGCCGGGGAGTTTGTGAAGAAACTTGCCATTCAGATGGGCGTGGAAGGTTCTGAAGAGATGTTCACGGAGATGGGCAACATCATTCTGGACGCCATCAACATGGGCAAGAACAGCGAAAACTCCATGGCGGTGCGGGAATATATGGCCCAGGGCATGACCGAGGAGAAAGCCAGGCAGCAGGTATGGAAGGACAACGCCGTGGATATTCTCTGGGCAGGATATGGCGGCGCAATCTCTGCGGGGGCTATGGCAGCAGGAGGACAGGCGCTCAGCAGCGGCGTGAATCGTGTTCACAGTACCGTGGGCAATTACGCCGTCGGAAGCCAGTTACTGGAAAACGGGCGGGCTGTGGACCTGCAGGAGCAGGCGGAGAGCCTGACCAACGAGAAGAAGCGGGCCAAGCTGCAAAAGGCGGCGGCCGAGGTGGCAAACAAGGCAAGCGCCGGGGACAAGTCCTTCCGGAACACCTACCGGACCGGCAAGGTGGCAACTCAGATCGCTCAGCAGGCAGGGCGGGAAGCCAGAGGCGCGGAGACGGCAGAATTCCGAAAGGCGGCCGAAAAGTACCTGGAAGGGCAGCGGGGCATTCAGAACAAGAAGCACGCGCTGAATGTGCTGACAAGGGTCTACGACGGCACGGCTATGCTGCCGGGAGACAAGGCCTATATGCGCATGATCGGCGGGGAGAAGCTGACCCAGGAAATCCTGAACAGCGTGGGCGGCAAGGAGACCTTGCAGGAGAACGCAAAGCCAAGTGTGGAGGCCTCCATGCGAACCATCGGAAATGTGCAGGGCAGTGTGCTGGGCATTGCGCCGGAGACAAAGGCGGAATTTGACAGCGACAACTCCGGGCAGGCATTCAGAAAGAGCGACAGCGAGCCCATTAACATCCTTGCCAGTGAACCCATTGCCAAGGTGGAGAACGGGGTTCTGTACCTGAATACGGACGACGGGCAGGAAATCGCGGCCAGTGACGTTTCCTACGGCAACAGCGGAGAGGCTGCGGTTTACGCGGCCATCAGCAATATGCAGACGGACACGGAGACGGCCAGAAGCCTGCTGAGCGGCATTGACGACAGCGGGCTGAGCAGCGCGGCGTATGCACGGGCTATCCGGAACGCCTATTACCGGGGCATGAACGGGGTGAAATTTGAGGATACCCCGGGATATTCGGACGCTGCAAAGCTGCCGGAGACCCAGCGGAGAGCCGCCTGGGAGGCCGGAAAGCAGCGGCGGGCGGCAAAGGTGCAGGCGCAGGAAGCGCTGATCGACAGTGGAAAGGCCGGGACGCGGGAGAGCGGCGTTACCATGCAGGAGAGCGCCAAGAGCATCCGAAGCCTGAACAAGCAGCAGCAGACCGGCATGGCAGCGGCCAAGGCGCTGGCGGCGGCTGGGCTGCACGTAGAGGTATACGCCAGCACAGAGGCAGAGCGGAAGGCCGGGAAGCCAAATGGCGTTTACCGAAAGGCAGACGGCAGCATTGCCATTGACCTGAACGCGGGCGACAACGGGCAGGGTGCTGTGGCCTACGCGCTGGCCCACGAGACGACACACTTTATCAAGGACTACTCCCCTGCCAAATACGAAGCCTATGCGCAGATGATTATTGCGGCAGCGGAGAACAAGGGCATCAGTTATGATTCTCTGATTGCACGGCAGATGGCGCGGCTTTCGGAGATGGAGGAATACAAGGGGCTTTCCGAGACGGAATTGCAGGAAATCGCCTACGACGAGACCATTGCCGAGATGAGCGAGACGATCCTGACGGACACGGACGCGGCCAACCGGCTATCCCAGCAAATCTATGAGCAGGACAGGACGCTGTGGCAGAAGATCAAGGACTTTTTCACAGGGCTTGTGGAGAAGCTGCGAAACGCCTATAAGGACAGTGACCCGGACAGTGACATTGGCCGGATGCTCAAGCGGGCGGTGCAGGACAACACGGAAATTGCCCAGGCCTGGGCCGAGGCGGTAGCGGAGGCTGGGGAGAACTACCAGCTGCAGGACGGGCAAAAAAAGAACGCCCGGGAGGGCGTGAGGTATTCGCTGCGGGGGACTACAGACGGCAAAACTGTGGCTGTGGTTGATGAAGACATTCTGAGCAATATTGATTTGACGCAGTGGAACAACCAGACCAAAAAGAAGGTTCAGGCTGCGGCAAAGGAAGCTCTGAAAAAATTCAGTGACGGAATTGTGGTGGACGGCGTTACCAGAAACGTCAACAGGGTTAGTCGCCGCGAATTTGCAGCTTCGGATTATTCCGAAATGCTTTCTAAGAAAGCACCACAGTTGTTCGCAGACAAGATGCGCACAGCGAGTGCAATTGATGACGTTGTTATTGCCACAACGGATTGGGCGCGGGACGGAAAACTGAAGCACCCCAGGACGGACAATTTTGTGGATTTTGACCATGGGAGAGTTCTTATTAAAGCGGGAGAAAACCAGTATTCCGCAGAGGTTGTTGTTGGAATTACAGACAAAGGTACTGCGGTATTTTATGACGTAGTGGATATCCAACCAGCACATTTTCAAATGCAAAAGGAGGAATCCCCAACCGACGTTACTACGAATAAATCGCCTGACGTCATACATGGGAATTCCTCTGAGGACACTCTACCACAGCAGGGCACAGAAGTCAAGGGAAATGTGCGGTATTCTGACCGCAACAGCCAATCCCGGCAGGTGGAGCGGTTGGAGAAGAAGAACGCGGAACTCAAGGCGGAGACGGAGTACCTGAAACAGGTGGTAAATGTTCAGAAAAGCGGGAACAAGGCGCACATTCTGGACAGGAGCTCCGTGAACGCCATCGGCAAGGGGCTTATGGAAAGCGTGAACGCCAAGGGAGGCGAGTTTGGCAAGCTGCTGAACGACTTCTATCGGGCGCTGGGCACGGAGGACATGAGCTACGAAACCATGCAGGACAGGGCCGGAGAGCTGGCGGATTGGCTGCTGGAACACCATCAGGCAGAGCGGGACGGCTACGCCCAGGATATTCTCGACTTCCTGAAAAAACGGCGGGTGAGCCTGAGCGACGGCCAGATCGGGGACATTGAATACACATACGGCAGCCTGAACGACTTCAAGCGGGCAATCAAGGGCAGCATTATTCTTGACCAGAACGCGGAAACCAGCCTTGACCAGCTGTGGCAGGAAGCGGCAGCACAGTTCCCGGACAGGTTCGGGGCGGATGTGACGGAGAGCAATATGCCGGACGGGCTGGCCCAAATTGTGAGCTGGGCGAACAGCACCGAGAGCAGCAGCGAGGCAGAGTTCCAATACTACCGGGCAGAGCAGAAAGCAGACCTGATGCAGAAGATCCTTATGGGGTATCTGGAAGCAAAGCCTATGGAAAGCGTTTCCGACAACATGAAAAAGGAGCTGGAAACGCTGAAGGAGCAGCACAAGAGGGAAATCAAGCAGCTGCGCAAGGAGTGGGACGCGGAAGCGGCGGCCATGGAGAAGAGCCACGCCTATGATCTGGAAGCCGAGAAGAAAAGAGGCGCCGCGGCAATTGATGCTATGAAGGCTGCCCAGGCGGCTATCGATAAGGCCAACGCGGCACTCTGGGAGGTGGAAAGAAACGAAATAAAATTGAGCTATGACCGCCAGATGGCGAAACTGCGTACTACCTACAGCACCGACACAGCAGCCTACCAAAATGAATTTTTTGAAGCTCTGAAAAGCGAGGAATACAAGGACGCAAAAAGCCCGACGCTCCGCAGAATGCTAAAGGAGCTTGCCAATGAAAAATCGGATGGCAACAAGGACGCGGAGACTTCCCGAAAGCAGGTTTATGAAAACCTCCGGCAGCAGTATGAGCTGGAAAAGGACATTGGGAAATTGGAAGCCAAGGTGAAGCAGCAGCGGGAAGCGGCGGCGCAGAAGGTGGAGAGCCGGAAGAAGACCGAGGAACGGCACAAGCTGCAAAACACCATCGACACGCTGAACAAGTACCTCTTGCAGCCCACCAACACGGCCCATGTGCCCCAGGGATTGCAGAGCAGCGTTGCCATGGCTCTGCGGGCCATTAACGGCGTGATTGGAGACAGCAAGGCGGCGCAGAACGCGGACAGGCTGGCGGAATACGCCTACCGGCTGCGGGAGCTGGAAAAGAATCCTTCCGCCAACGGGGACAAGATCGCAGACCTGAACCGCAAGATCCAGAACCTGACCGGCAAGGACAGCAGCATGAAGGCGGCGCTGGCTGAACTGCAAGAGCAATACCACAAGCTGGAAACCCAGGGGGACAGCCTGTACGACAGCAACATTGAGGCTCTGATCCAGAACACCATGGAGCAGATCGGCGACACGGAATACCGGAATCTTTCCTTGCAGCAGCTCAAGGCCGTGAGAGACAGCTACACGGCGCTGCTGACCACCATAAGGAATGCCAACAAGGCATTTGTGGCGGGGAAGAATGCGCGGATCGATGAAATGGTGAAGCGGGCAACCACTGAGCTGAGCCTGATGAAGAAGAAAAACCCCAATCAGACGGCAATAGGCAGAAACATTGACCAATTCTTCTGGAACAATGAGAAGCCGGTATACGCCTTTGAGCGAATCGGCAGCGCGGTGATGAGCGAGCTGTACGACAATCTGCGCAAGGGCGAGGATACGTTCTATCGGGATGTGTCGGAAGCGCGGAACTTTTTCCTGGAATCTGCGGAAAAGAACGGCTTCAGCAAGTGGGATCTGAACGAGCTGAAGGAGTTCACGGCGGCGAACGGGCAGAAATTCCAGCTGAGCCTGGACGAGCTTATGAGCCTGTACGCCTACAGCCTGCGGCCCCAGGCACGGGAGCACCTGACGAAGGGCGGCATTGTGCTGGGAGAGAACACCAAACGATTCACCAAGGGACCGCTGGGGGTTACCAGAGAGACCACCTACAACGATGCCAACGCCTATACGCTGACGGATGAAACCATTGATGCCATTGCAGGAAGCCTGACCAAGGAGCAGCGGCAATTCGCCTTTGAGATGCAGCAGTATCTGGCGAAGATCATGGGCGCCAAGGGCGACGAGGTGAACATGGCGCTGTACGGCATTAAGAAGTTCGGAGAGGAAACCTACTGGCCGCTGAAATCCAGCGACGTTTTCTCCGAGCGGGTGCGGGCGCAGCAGGACAACCCCGGGAACAAGCTGAAAACCAAGGGATTCACCAAGGCCCTGACCCCGAAGGCAAACAACGCCATTGAGCTGAGCACCCTGACGGAGACCTGGGCAGAGCACGTGAGCGACATGAGCATGTACCATTCCTTCACGCTGCCTATGGAGGACTTCTACCGGGTGTACAACTGGAACCAGAAGGGCGACGGCACGGTGAGGAGCACCATGGGCGTGCGGCAGCTGATCCAGAAGACGGCGGGAAAGGGAGCGGTGAACTACATCGACCAGTTCCTGAAAGACCTGAACGGCGGCCTGCGGGCAGACCCCAGGGAGACGGTGAGCAAAGCCATGCTGAGCGGCTTCAAGAAGGCGGCGGTTTCCGCTTCCCTGTCCGTGGCCATTCAGCAGCCCAGCGCCGTCGGCAGAGCACTGGCCTACATTGAACCAAAGTATTTTATCGGCAGCAAGGTAGAGGGCAAGAAGTTTGCCGAAACCTGGAAGCAGCTAAAAAAATACGCGGCTGTGGCGGGCCTGAAGGAAATGGGCCGGTTTGACGTGGACATGGGCAGAAGCACCCTGGAATACATCATCGGGCGAAACGGGCTCAGCACCTGGGGGAAGATCACGGACAAGGTGGATAAATTTTCCGGGTGGCTGCCGGAGATGGCGGATCAGGTGACATGGTGCGGCATCTGGGAGGCGGCGAAGCGGAAGACGGCGGCCCAGAACCCGGGGCTGAGGGGCGAGGCCCTTCTGCAAAAGGCCGGAGAGCTGTTCACGGACACCATTACGCGGACACAGGTTTATGATTCCGTGTTCTCAAGAAGCGCCAATATGCGTTCCAAGAGCGGGCTTATGAGCATGGCCACGGCCTTCATGGCGGAGCCTACCACCACGGCCAACATGGTGGAGGACGCGGTGCGGAAGTTCGCCAGAGGCGACAAGCGCATGGCGGGAAAGGTTCTGAGCAGTGTGGCCGTGGCGACAGTGCTGAACGCGGCGCTGGCATCGGTGGTATACGCGGCCAGAGATGACGACGACGACAAGACTTACTGGGAGAAATACATGGCAAGTCTTGCGGGGGAGACCGTGGATTCCCTCAATCCGCTGACCTACATCCCGGTTCTGTCGGACATCAACAACCTGCTTCTGGGCTACAGCATCGAGCGGACGGACATGAGCCTTGCCTCTGACCTGATAACGGCGCTGAAGAAAATCACGACACTGTACGGAAAGTATGACGATGAGTGGAGCGATGAGAAGAAGGATGCGTGGAAAAAGAAGGTGCGTACCGCATGGCTGGACAACGCGTGGATGGTTGGAACGGTTATGGGCCTGCCGCTGAAGAACGTTGTGCGGGACGTGGAGGCAGTTATCAATACGGCAAGAAACCCCAGCAACGGGGCGGAGATGAACGCCGACACCGTGCTGAAGGCCATGAAGGACAGCGCACGGAAGAACTTCCCGATCCTCAGCTGGAAGGCTGACGAGAGCAGCAGCGACCAGCTGTACAAGGCCATCACCCAGGGGAAGGATGTGCTTGCCAGACGGCTGAAGGCCCTGTTCGGGGACGAGAAGAAGTACGAAAGCGCCCTCTTAAAGGGTCTGCGGGAGAATGACCCCAGAATCAAGACGGCGGCACAGTACGCCATCGACGGGAACACGCCGAAGCGGGTGGCTATCATCCGGGAAATCGTGGCCGATGGGCACTACACCCAGGATCAGGTAATCAAGGCCATCAACCAGAAGGCCAACAGCATGAAGGAGAAGACCCAGAGCGGCAAGGAAAGCCCTCCGGAAAAGCTGTACGACTATTCCGAATACGTCAACGCCGCCGCCAACGGTCTGGGATATGCCGGGGACGTGCAAAAGGAGCTGATCCGCTATCAGGCGGACCGGAATCAGGAGGCGGACGGGAAGCTGACCCGACAGGAGGCGGAATCGGACGCGCTGAAGACCTTCCAGAGCAATGTCAAGAGCGACGCCAAGGATGGCTACGCTGCAGGAGAGCTGACGGAGGCACAGGTGCGGAAGGTGCTTACCGCGGCGGACATTGCCGAGGATGAGGAGCTGGACGACCTGATTCTGCAGTGGGATACGGAGATGGAGCTGGGGGACGAAATCAGCTGGAGCAATGCGAGATATCTGGACTACGCCGAAACCATCCACCCGGCGGGAATCTCCGCGGACACCTACGACAGCTATATCCGGGCTGTTTCGAAGTTGTCCAGCATTGACGAGGACGGCGACGGGAAAGAGGATATCACGAAGCAGGAACAGGTTATTGAGTACATTGATTCGATGCCCATCAGCGCGGAACAGAAGGATGCCCTGTTCCAGGCGGAATACCCCAAGGCGAGAAAGAGCGTGCTGCGGAAGCTGCCCTGGAGGTAAACGAAAAACCCCGGGGAAACCCGGGGTTTGGGGTTAGAGGAACGGCTGAAAGTAGGGTAAGATAGAGGGGAGAAAGGCGGTGGGACTATGATCATTCCGGTGAAACCGGATGCAAACGGAAATATTGATATTTTTTACGAGGGCGACGAGAACGTTACCCAGGTCTATTTTGAAAATCCGGATTCGGACTTCAAGTGGGCGCTGCACTACCTGCGGCGGGGCGACAAACGGCCTTACAACGTGCCGCTTGAAGAGGCTGACGGGGACCTGATCTGGACCGTCTCCCTGGCAGACACGGAGAAGCCCGGAGCGGGCTTTGCGCAGCTGGTGGGCAGCGCGGAAGGACAGACCAAGCACAGCAGGCCATACACGGTAACGGTGAGGAAATCGCTGGGCAAGCCTGGAAGTGTACCGGCTGCGGAGAAGGCCTTTGGGGACGCTGTGGCAGCGGATGCCGCGTCGGCGAAACGGGCTGCGGAGGACGCGGAAAAAATCTACCGCTACGTGAAGCATGGGCTGGAGGACGGAAGCTTTATCGGGCCTGCCGGTCCGCAGGGGCCACGGGGTGAAAAGGGAGACAAAGGCGCTCCGGGAGAAAAGGGCGATAAGGGAGACCCCGGGAAGACGGGCTTGACTGGTCCGATTGGTCCTCAAGGGCCCCAAGGAGAGCGGGGGCTGAGAGGTGAGACCGGACCCCAGGGTGCGCCGGGCCCCACCGGCCCCAAAGGAGACCCCGGCGAACAGGGTGCGAAGGGCGACCCCGGGCCTGCGGGCAAGGACGGGCTGGACGCGCCGCAGATTGACGATGCTGTTATCAGTGCCGAGAACCCGTGGAGCAGCCGAAAGATCATCGAGACGCTGTGCCCGCCGCTGGAAGTTACCGGGAACCCGGTGACCTGCGAGCCTGTAGCGGGGTATCCGCTGGGGGTGGTGGCATCGTGGGAGCCGACCCAGGCGGGAGAGGGCGAGCCGTATCCGGCGGGCGGGGGGCCGAATTTGCTGAACCCAGCCCTGTTTCCGGCGACAAAGGTATCAAATGGTATCACGTGGACTATGGCTGCGGACGGCACGGTGACTGCGGACGGCACGAGCCTCGGCACCGGATACTTTAATTTTGACGCGTTTGATCTCCCGGCCGGAACCTACACCATCGGCGCGATGACTAACTACAGGATGACGGTCAGCCGCGCCGACGACAGCACAGTCATTGCCCATAGCGAGGTTTGCCGCTCTGCTACCTTTACGCTCAGAGAGGATACAAAGGTCTCGGGCTTTCTGGCTTGCTCCGGAACGCACAGCAAAACCACCGGAAAGCCGTGCCTGCTAAAAGGCGCGACTGATATTGGGTTTGTGCCTTATGCGAACATCCGGCCTATTTCCGGGCGGGATGCGGTGAGCGTAGAGCGGTGCGGGGTAAACCTGCTGGATGTATCCCGCGTTGCCGAGAACAAAGACTGCACGGTAGATGGTAGCACCATCCACGTGGTAGATACATCTGGCTGGGGCGCTAGTTATATTTTGCTCGCAAGAAAATACCCCGCAGGAACGTACACTATTCAGATTGATGCTGATACAGCAAATCACGGACGCTTTCTTCTGCGCGGCTATGATGCCAACGGCAATATTGTGGATGCATCTATTTTGCCCTACACGGTTGGCTATGATACAGCCTACAATGCTTACTATAAATCTACACTACTATATCCGTACAAACCGTCCGGTACGCACAAGGTGACAACATTTACGATACAGGGCGCGGCTTATTTCCAGGTGGGCCTTGCTGCGGGTATCTCTCCGGATGAAACATCGGCTGATTTAAAAAACTTTGCACTTGTCCCCGGCACCACCCCGCCTACCACCTACACCCCCTACCGTGGCGACACGCTGGCTCTGGCGCTGCCGTCTACCATCTACGGCGGCAGCTTGGATGCGGTGACGGGAGCGGGGGAACAGAAATGGGGACTGGCAACCTTTGACGGGAGCGAGGCGTGGACTATTGGCGGACTTGCTGCCGACAAAGGAGACTGGTATTACGTATCCCCGAAAATTGTCGATGCAATCAACGATTCGCCGAAATCTGGGAACGAAATATGCAGCCATTACCCACATTATGATGTGGCGAACAACAATACAGGCAAGGGCTGCGCATTGGTATGGAGTGCCTTCCGGGTGAGATGGGGCGATATAATCCCCGAGAACACAGATGCCTGGAAATCCTACCTCGCCGCCCAGGCCGCAGCCGGAACCCCGGTGCAAATTGCTTACAAGCTTGCCGAGCCGGTGGCGTTCCAGGCTACGGGGAACGGGCCCATCATGCCGCTGGAAGGCGAGACCAACACCATCATGACGGATGCGGACAGCGTGGCTGTGATAGGCCGGGCCTATCCCATCCGCATTATCCAGCAGCTTCAGGCGGCCCAGAGCGCGGCCACGCAGCAGCTTGCCGAGACGCAGCAGGATATGATAGATACCACAGCAATGACTGTGGACTATATCTATCAACAGGATTTGGAAGATATTGGACTGGAGGAGGTTGACGACAGTGACAATCAAACAAATACAGAGCCTGTTGACGTACCTGGGGTATAATCCCGGGGCCGTGGACGGGGCAGACGGGGCCAACACCCAGGCGGCGGTACGGCGTTTTCAGCAGGCCGAGGGGCTGGGCGTGGACGGGATTGCCGGGGAGCAGACCCAGGCGGCGCTGAAAGATGCTGTGTGGCAGGAACGGTTTGCAAAGGACAATACTGTCCCTAGCAGCGGTCAGCCACCCGACAAGACGGGGACGTTTTGGGACAGCATTAAATACTTCACCCGGGACGAACCCTACATAGCCTGTCCCTGCGGGCGGTGCGGGGGGTTCCCGGTGGAGCCTGCGGAAAAGCTGATGCGTCTGGCGGACGCTGTGCGGGAGGCGGCGGGAAAGCCCATGATTCCCACGAGCACGGTGCGGTGCAAGACCCACAACGCAGAGGTTGGGGGCGTGTGGAACTCCCGGCACCTGCTGGGGCACGCTATGGATTTTCGCATCCCGGGGCTGTCGGCGGCTGAGGTGCTGAGCATCGTGCGGCAGCAGAAAAACGTGGTGTACTGCTACGCCATCGATGCGCAGCATGTGCATATGGATATCGGGAATTAGGGGGAAGAAGAAATTGAACGAATGGCTGAAAACAGCCGTTACCATTCTGGTAACGCTGCTGGGTTCGGCGGGCTTCTGGGGGTATCTGGAGGCCCGCCGGACGAAGAAAAGCGCAAATACCCGGCTGCTGGTGGGTATTGCCCACGACCGCATTGTGTACCTCGGCATGAAGTACGTGGAGCGGGGCTACATCACGCAGGACGAGTTTGAAAATCTGGAAGTATATCTTTATGAACCCTATGCCGCTGCGGGCGGGAACGGGTCCGCGAAGCGTGTCATGGAGGAAGTGCGGAAGCTTCCGCTGCATAATTAAGGAGGAATTTTTTATGATCAACTGGACTGTACGTATCAAGAACAAGAACTTTTGGCTGGCGGTGATCCCCGCTGTGCTGCTGTTGGCGCAAACCGTGGCGGCGGTGTTTGGTTACACCCTGGACCTGGGCGACATCGGCAATCGGCTGATTGCCGTGGTAAACGCGGCATTCAGCGTGCTGGTGGTGCTGGGCGTGGTGGTCGACCCCACGACGGCGGGAATGTCGGACAGCAACCGAGCAATGAATTATAAGAAACCGGAATAATATATGGCGCGGACGGTTCTGTGGAACCGTGTGCTGCTTGACGAATTCATAGACCTGGCTTCTCTTTCGGAAGACGAGGAGCGCGTCATCAGGGCACGGGCCGCCGGATGGAGCCGCGTGAAGATGTGCCACGAATACAATATGTCCCTTGCCGCAATTGACAGGATTGTCGCAAGGCTGAAAAGCAAGTACGATGCCGTTCAGCCCTACAGCGACAAGCTGCCAGTGCGAAAAATACGCGAAAAAGCCGACAGGTAATCGAGAGGTTGCCTGTCGGCTTTCCTGTTATTATAGAGCCATAGGAGGGAAAGCCATGTGGAAGATGTTCAACCCGAACCCCTTGGCGGCCAGAGTGGGCGACTGTGCGGTGCGGGCTGTGTGCAAGGCCATCGGTGCAGACTGGGAGAACGCCTATTTGCAGCTGGTATGCGCGGGAATGGATATGTGTGACATGCCATCCAGCAACAATGTGTGGGGCGCGATACTGCGGAAGAACGGCTTTGAGCGGTTTATGATCCCCAACAGCTGCCCGGACTGCTACAGCGTGGCGGACTTTTGCCGGGACTATCCCAAGGGGCTGTACGTGCTGACGCTCAAGAATCACGTTGTGGCGGTGGAGGACGGAGACATCTACGACACATGGGACTGCTCCGGAGAGATACCACTTTATTTCTGGAAAAGGAAAGGTGACTGAAAATGTTCAATTACGGTATGGGCGGGAACCAGTTCCTATACGGGCAGCCGCAGCAGAGCCAGCAGACCCAGGGGGCGGGAAACAACATCGTCTGGGTGCAGGGCATGGCCGGGGCGAAAGCCTATCCTGTGGCCCCTGGGGCCGCCGTGTGGATGATGGACAGCGAGGAGAAGCAGTTCTACGTCAAAAGCGTGGACGGCAGCGGCATCCCGAATCCGCTGCGGGTATTCCGGTACGAGGAAATGCGGGAGGCAAAGCAGCCGGAAGCACCGACTGGGGACTTTGTGACAAGAGAAGAATTCGAAAAGCGGCTGGCGGAGCTGACAGGAGGGAACAGCAATGAATGATCTTTTTCGGCAGTTTGGCGGGAACACGCCTACCCCGGGGGGCATCGGGAACATGATCCAGCAGTTCAACCAGTTCCGGGCGAACTTCCAGGGAGACCCGCAGCAGCAGGTGCAGCAGCTGCTGAACTCCGGAAAGATGACGCAGCAGCAGTTCAATCAGCTGCAGGGGCTGGCAACGCAGTTCCAGAGGCTTCTGAAATAAGCCGGGTGCGCAACGGTTTATAATATTATTTAGGAGGAAAAAGTATGAACGATATGATGAGCCCTGCCGATGTTGTGGCGCTGACCAACAGAAACAACGACGGTATGTTCGGCGGGAACGGCGCATGGTGGATCATTATCCTGTTCCTGTTCGCGTTTGTTGGCTGGGGCGGCAACGGTTGGGGCGGCAACGGAAATTCCGGCGCTGCTGACAACTATGTGCTGGCCAGCGACTTTGCGACGGTGCAGCGGATGATCTCCGACGCGACCAACTCGCTGGAGCGGAGACTGGACAACACCCAGAACGGGCTGTGTGACCTGGGCTACACCCAGGCGCAGCTGATCAACGGCGTGCAGGTGGGCCAGATGCAGCAGGGGTATGAGACCCGGATCGCCGTCAACGGCGTGGGCCAGAAACTCTCTGACTGCTGCTGCGACATCAAGCAGGAGATCGCCGGGGTCAACAACGGCCTGGGACGGGCCATTGAACGCGGTTTCTGCGACACAAACTACAACATGCAGGCCCAGCACAACGCGACCATGATCGCCATCGACAAGGTGGGCGACCGGGTCATCGACTACCTGAACAGCACCAGAATGCAGGACCTCCAGGCGGAGAATCAGGCACTGCGGCTGGCGGCTTCCCAGCAGGCACAGAACAATTATCTGGTGAGCACGCTTCGGCCCACGCCTGTGCCTTCCTATCAGGTGCAGAACCCGTACTGCTGCAACAACGTTTGCAGCTGCGGCAGCTTCTGAGGGGGTAGCTTATGGCGGTTGAACTTACTGCGAACGCTGCCCAGAACGTAGCGGCTGGACAGAACGTGCTGTTTACCGACACCCCTGTGGGGTGCAATCGCGGGTATGTTGTTCACCGGAAAGGAGCCGGGCTGGTGACGCTGCGTGGCGCTTGCAACGGCTGTTCCAATTTTGCACGGTACAAGGTTCTGTTTATCGGCAACATCAGCGTACCGGCAGGGGGAACGGCTGAGGCCATCAGCGTGGCGCTGTCGCTGGGTGGCGAGGCTATCCAGCAGACCACGGCCACGGCGACACCGGCGGCGGTTGAGAACGCTTTTAACGTGGCAACGGCTGCGTTTGTGGACGTTCCCAGAGACTGCTGCGCCAGCCTTGCAGTCAGAAACATTTCCGCTCAGGCCATCAGTGTGGCGAACGCCAATCTGATGATTGAGCGCGTAGCGTAGGAGGTGACGATATGCACGAGAAGTTATACAAGCTGCGGGACGCGGCTATGCAGGAGCTGGAGGGCATGGGGGACCGCCTGGACCGCGGAAGCGTCGAGGTGGCAAAGAACCTTGCATCTCTGATCTGCAAGCTGGACTGCATTACGGACCAGGGCTACAGCCGGGATTATTCCCGGAGGTACAGCCGGGAGGACGGGTATTCCAACCGGCGGGATTCCATGGGCAGATATGCCAGAGACGACGGCTACTCTTACGGGAGCGCCGTGGACCGGCTGCGGGAACTGGTTGATTCCCAGGGCATCGACCTGGACACCAAGAACGACCTGCACAGGATTCTGACCCGGATGGAGCAGCAGAAGGGTATGCGGTAATACCTGGGGCCGGGGGCTATAGCTCCCGGCCTTTGACTGTAACCGTGACTGTTATTTGCTTTATACTTCATTAAATACGATTATATTTTTCTGTTTAAAATATGGAAAATACCGAATAAATGAATTATTATATAGATAAATACATATAAAAATATACATTGAACTGCCTTTTAAGCAGTGGGTCCGGGGTTCGAATCCCCGGCGGGTCACCAAAAATGCCCTGGAATCTGATGATTCTGGGGCGTTTTTATTTGTTTTCCGAACTTTTTGAGGTAGATTTTTTATCTGCGGTTTTCTGTGACTGTAACGTGACTGTAACCGTGATTTTTTGGGCGGCGGCTACCAGCTCTTGGGCGTTGGTGTGGTTGTAGAAATCTACGGTGGTTGCGTAGCTGGCGTGGCCGATGATTTGTTTAAGCTGTTCGGGTTTTATGCCGGATTTGATGGCCAGGGTGGCGAAGGTATGGCGGCAGGAATAGGGGGAGAGGTCGGTGCCGATTTCCTCCATGAGCTGCTTCCAGTCCCGCTTTGCAAAGTTTCGGTATTCTCGGTTGCCGGGGTAGCCGTCTATGAGGCGGGGGCTTCCGGTTTTTTGGGCTTCGGCCAGGAGATTCTGGTAGGCAGGGAGGCCGAGGGGGCTTAGGGGGATGACACGGTTTTTACCGGCTTTGGTTTTGGAGCCGGAGATAAAATAGTTTTCGTGGCAGTTTTCAATCAGGGCTGAAAACAGTTCGTTAGGGCGGCAGCCGGTGGAGATGAGGATGAGGGCTAAGTCGGCGGCGGGAGCTGCGGCGGTTTGGATGGACTGGATCTGTGCTTCGGTAAAGGTTTCCTTGGTGGACTTCTGGGGGGCGGCGACTGTGACGAATTTTGCGTAGTTGGTATGGGCGATCTCCTCCTGGATGGCCCACTGGGAGAGCTGGCTGAACAGTTGGACCACCTTTTCACATGAGGACTTGGAAAGTCCCTCTGATTCCATAGAGTTGATTACAGATTGAAAGTCACTGGCACGGAGTTTCCGGAATACCAAATCGTAGAGGGGTTCACAGTGGGCATAGGCAAAGGCATAACCGGCTACGCCGCTATCGGTGAGGCTGCGGCTATGGGTTGGGAGCCACTTTTCGTAGACCTGGCGGAACGTCATGTTCAGGCTCTCAGAGACGGCGGTATCGGCCAGACGGGCAAGGGCCTGTTCGGCTTCGTAGCGGGTGGCGTAGTAGCCGATGTGCATTCCGGCTTTCTGGGCTTCCCAGGGCTTGGTACGGGAACCGGGGTGCTTGTAGACGGTGCCCATGCCATTGGCACGCTTGCGGCGTTTGCGCTGGGCTTGCTGCTTCTTTCCGCAATAAGGGCAAAAAAGGGCATCCTGGGGGATGTCCTTTTTACATTTGATGCACTGCAAAATGTTCACCTACTCTTAAAAACGCCGATAAAGGTTTTCAGCACGATCAATGCGAACAGAACGTAATAGACCAGGGACAAGGTTGTTTGCGGGGCCTTGATAACGAAAAAGAGGCCGACAACCCAGGCGATTGGGCAAAGCATAGGCACAAATTGGAAAAGAATGACCAGGAGGAAAAAGGCCCAGGTTGGCAGATTCAGGAACCAGAGGGGGAAAAAGGCGGTGAACAGGCTGTAGACATAGTAGAGGATGAGGCCGAAGACACCGAGGGTGGACATGAGTTTCTCTTTCATAGTGGGTTCTCCTTTGATTTGTTTTTATAAGGTACGCAATTTAACGCTGTATCCAGCCCAGGCCGGGGCGGAATAGGTCCAGGGCCAACCAGAGAATCAGGAAGACCACCAGGACGGTGACACAGACGGACAGGAAGGTGATGGTGCGGCGATCCTGGCGGTGGAGCATACTATAGTGGGTTTGCAGCTGGGCAATGTGGCGGTTATAGTCCTCTGTCTGCTGGTGGAGGGCGGCACGGAGGTAGCTGATATAGGCCTCGGAACACTCCACGGGGGGCAGCTGGTCCTGGACGGGTGGGACGTACTGGACGGCGGCTTCAATGTTGTTTATCAGCTGGGCGGTGGGTTCCGTGACCCCGGTGAGGGCCCGGTAGATGGTGGCTTTGGATACCCCGCAGGCATCGGCCACGGTCTGATAGGACATGCCACGCTCCATACGCCTGGCATCCAACTGGGCGATCAACTCCGGAATTTCCATGATTTTACCTCCTGATACAAAATGGTTCGGAAACGAAACGAAATGAAACGGGAAATGCACATCTGGGGATTTACGAAACGCGGGGGGATATGGTAGGGTGAAGGGGCACCGGCAAGGGACACCACTTCCGGCGGCGGCCCAGGCTTCCAGTGGCACGGGGGCCTGGGCTTTTATGTTGTATGCTTATATATTACAGTGTACAAAGAAAGTAGTAAATAGGAAAAAGCAACAAATTTTTATCAAATCATTTTTTGGAGGAAAGAGGACGTGGAAGAACGGCAGAAGATTTTGAGGGAAATCTTACGGGTGATGGAGGGCATGAGCCTGGAGCGGCTGCGGATGCTGCTGATAACGGCATTACAATGGAAATAAGAAGAACCCCCTGCTGAAAACGGCAGGGGGTTTTTTCAGGGGTTGAGGTTTGCCGTAAAGGCCTGGAACCATTTGTAAATCTGGGGGTAGGCTTCCGGGGGCAGGGAGGCAAAGGCCTTTACCAGTCTTGCCCGCTCATCATCGGAGACCTGAACATCGGCAAAAATCTTTGCCAGCTGCTCATTCTGGGACAGGGGGAGCTTCATCTCCCCCACCCCGGTACGGAGCCAAATCTCGTTGATGCCGAACTTCTCACATATGTCAGAAATAGTTCGATCACTTGGCTCTCTTGCTCCTGCGCACAGCTGGGAAACGAATGCCTGGGACACGTTTAGACGCTTGGCGAATTCTGTTTTTGTCAATTTTTTCGCCGAAATGATTTCCAGAATTCTTTCCTTCAAATCTATCACCTCCTAAACGGAGTATAGCACGTGCACGGGCTACTGTCAACAGAAAATTTAACTGAGTTATGAGAAATGTATTGACAATATAGCAAAGTTATGCTATCATATAGCCAAGTTAAGCAAGTGCTTAACAAGCTCACTTTCGCTCATACCAGTCCGGGATGCTCCTGGAAATGCCCAGGGCGCATCTGGAACAGGCGCGGTAATTGCGGGGCACATTGAACAGATGCACGACCGGGGAACCGGCTGGGGCACAGGATGGATCGAGGTGATAGATTTCGGATTTCTGATTGAGATAGGCGGTATAGTCCCCGTACTTCTTTGCAAGGGACTTGCAGAGGATGGGGAGCCCGTCAGAGGCGAAAAAGACTTCTGATGGAGCCGCCTCCCGGCGTATGTGCTTGTCCAGCTCATAGCAAAGCTCCTGTATCTTCTCGTTCTTCTCTGAGACAGTATCTTCCAGAGCAGAAATCTTGGAAACCAGAGCAACGGCGTGCTGCTGGGGCGACTGGCCCTCTTCTGGCTCAGCGGCGGTGAGAATGGATTCCAGCTTTTGAGAGACGGAATCGTATTCTAAGATGCGTCGGGCAGATTCTTCTTTGAGGTTGTCTATTTCCGCCCGGTACTGAGTTTCCCGATCCGTTGAGTTTTCAAAAAGCTCGGCGAGTTTCCGCTGGGTTTCCTCATCCAAGTCGGTGAGCTGCTGGGATTTGGCTTCCAGCTCCTTTTTTAGGGCGTTAATCTCCTGATTCTGCTTGCGGATGCGTTCAAAATCCAGATTGCTTTCCTTCTCGTGGCTTTTTGAGGAGCCATACAAGGCAATCACTAGGGCGGCGCTGACAATCCAACCGATCATGGGGCCGTTTCCTCCTTTCTTGGCAGCGGTGGCCGGAGCTGACGTGGACGGGGATGTCCAGGCGGTGGTTTCCCAGGTTGAGAAGGTAGCCGGGGCGGTGGTTATGGTTGTGGTATAGATGTCCGGAGACGTGGTTGTGGCGGTGGTTCCTTTGAAGGTGTAGGGGCAATCAAGAATGCCGTCGCCGTCCATGTCGTAGTGCTGATGGGCGCTCATGCCATGGTGCCAATGATATTCCCCGGTGCTCCTATCATAGTGGCCGCCCTGGGAATCGGTACGGCCGGAATGGGCAGAAGCGGGGGTGACACAGAGGACAAGCAAAATCAGAAAAAGAATAAATCTTCGCATAAAATCACTCCTTATGCAAGGATAGCACAGATTTGCGGGTGAAGCAAGAAAAAAGGTATATGGGGAGCATCTGGGATGCATCAATGCAGCTGTAATATGCGGCGGTTCGATTCCGCCGCTCTCCACCATAGGCAGGAGACGGACCTGCCGAACCTCCATGAAAAGCCGCCCCGGGGCGGTAAACCAGGCGGGCAGACGATAAACGAAAGGAGCATTGACATAATGAGCGAAGAAGTCAAGAAAAGCGTAGAGGAAACGGCCCAGGGGCTGAACGAGATCCCCAAGGAGGCAAGAAGCCACGCCGTGAACATGGTGGAGGCCTACGCCCAGGGGCTGGCGGCAGGGGTGGCCCTGGTGGCAAAGAAGGAGGCGAAACAGGATGAATAAGCTGACGGTGACACTCCACGAATGCGAGGACATTTTGCGGTCCTATGGAATCCGGTGCAGTGCCGCCGGGATCGCTGAAGGAATCGAGAGCGGGGCCTATCCCTTTGGGCGTATCAAAAGGGTAGGCCGGAGCGGCAGACGGGACACGGAGATTTTCCGGGTGGACCTGATGAATTGGCTCAGAGAGAAGGGGGCAGAGGTATGAACCAGGAGGAATTGGCCAAGTACCGGGTGCTGGCGGAGCAGAACCGGCGGCTGCGGCGGGAGGTGGACCGGCTGCGGGGGATGCTGGGGCGGGAGACGGAGGAGAGCCGTGCCTTTGACGAGGAAAACCGGGGGATGTTCGCCATCATCAGCCGGAACCATGCGGACAAGGCCACGCAGACGGAAACGTTTTACTTTGGGAACTAAAAAGGCCGCGGCCAGAGCTGCAACTCCGGACACGGCATAGAAAATGAGAACAGGGCTATTATAGCCGAAAAGAAAGGAAATGTCAAATGAAGGATATCCGAATTCAGAAGCTGACGTTGGAAAATTTCAAGTGTCACAAAAGCCTGACCATTGATTTCGGCGGGCGGGAGACCAGCATTTACGGAGACAACGCCACGGGGAAGAGCAGCATTTACGACGGCTTGACCTGGCTGCTGTTCGGCAAGGACAGCCGGGGCAGCGCGGATGCGGAGGCCATCAAGCCATTGGGGGCTGACGGGCAGGTGGCGGACCATCAGGCGGTAACGGCGGTAGCGGCGGAGTTCCTGGTTGATCTGGGAGAAGTCAGCGAGGTGACGGTGCTGCGGCGGACGCTGAAAGAGGTCTGGGCCAGTAAGCGGGGATGCCCCACGCCGGAATACAGCGGCAACATCAGTGAGTATGCCGTGGACGGGGTACCCATGAAGAAGAACGGCTTTGATGCTGCCGTGAAGGAGCTGGTGGGGGAGGGGCTGTTCCGGATGCTGACCTCCGTAAAATACTTTAGCGCGGACCTGAAATGGCAGGAGCGGCGGGCGGTGCTTTTCGACATGGTGGGGAACCTGACGGATGAGCAGATCATGATGCAGAACGAGGCGTTCTGGGAGCTGAAGGACAGCTGCGCCGGGGTGGGGCTGGAAAGCCTGAAAAAGAAGCTGACAGCGGATCGAAAGCGGCTGGTGGGGGCCAAGAACGACGGCCCGGCCAGAATGAGCGAATGCCAGAAGCTCATCGACCAGCTGAGCGGGCAGGACTTTGCGGCGGCCAAGGCCAAGGCACTGGAACTGGACGGAATTGGAAACGCCCTGCGGGAGCAGATGGCGAAGCTGAAAGCCGGAAGCAAGGCTTCGGAAATCGGATACGCCCTGAGCGCAAAAACGGCGGAGCTGCGGGCACTGGAAGCCCAGAACGGGGCCTACCGGGAGCAGCAGCGGGGCGCGGACAAGGCGGTGGAGGCCAAGCGCCGGAAAACGGCGGCGGAAAAGACGCTGACCTACACCAATGCCCAGATCAGCAACACGGACATGGCCCTGGAACGGACGGAGAAGAGCCTGGGAAGCTACCGGGCGGAATGGGTAGATACCAACGGAGAGAGCTTTTCCGGCGGAAAGTGTCCCACCTGCGGGCAGAGCCTGCCTTTTGAGCAGCTGAAAGCCCAGACCGATGCCTTCGAGGCCAAGAAGAAGGCACGGCTGGAACGGATAGAGGGCATGGCGAACCACGCTAAGGCGCTGTGCGACGGCTACCGGGCGGACCTGGAACGGCTGGAACAGGAAAAGGCGGAAGCGGAAAGCGCCCTGGCGGCGGCGGAAGCGGAAATCCGGGAAGCGCCGGCGGAAACCATTACGGATATGCCGGAATATGAAGCCCGGCGGGCAGCCCTGGAAGGGGAAATCAGGAGCCTTGAGCAGGACAAGTTGGAAGCGGTAAACGGGTACCAGACGAAGTGGGCGGCTCTGGATGGGCAGCTGGCGGCGGTCACGGCGGAGCTGAAAGCAGTCCAGCAGGAGGCGGCTGGAGAAGGCAGCCTGCGGTATGCCCAGGCACGGCTGGAACAGCTGCGGCAGGAGGCCCGGGACACGTGCGCGGCGCTGGAGGCGGTGGAGCGGACGCTGTACCAGATGGAGGAATTCACCAGGTTCAAGGCGAGCTTTCTGGAAAACGCCGTGAACGCACCCTTCCGGCTGGCAAAGATCCGGCTGTTCCGGGAACAGGCCAACGGCGGCGTGGAAGAGCGGTGCGACGTGACGGTGGACGGCGTTCCCTACAACGGGCTGAACAGCGCCATGCAGATCAATGTTGGCATGGACATTATCAACGCCCTGAGCGAGTTTTACGGGGTGCGGGTGCCGCTGTTTGTGGACAACGCGGAGAGCGTTACCAAACTGGAAGAAATGCAGAGCCAGGTGATCCGCCTGGTGGTGAGCGAGGAAGATAAGGAGCTGAGAATCGTATGAAAATCGGAAAGAACGTGAAGCCCAGCATTCCCCCGGTACCGGGCGGAACCTATATGGCGGTATGCATTTACTCCCTGGGCATCGGGGAGCAGCTGTGCAAGTACAAGGACACGACCCGGTACAACAACCAGGTAATGATCGGCTTTGAGCTGGTGGGCCAGACGGTGGAGATTGACGGGGTACAGCAGCCGCGAGTGCTGGGCCGGACATTCAACATTGCCAAGAGCCAGAATTCCGGCCTGCGGAAGTTCCTGGGAAGCTGGCTGGGGAAGAGCCTGACGGACGATGAATACATGGGGTTCGACACGAACAGCCTGCTGGGCAAGGCGGCCATGCTGAATGTGGTGCTGAACGACACGGGGGAATATGCCAATATTGACAGCATTATGGGGCTGCCGGTGGGAATGCCGGTGCCGGAGGCCACGACCACGCCCTACTGGTTTGACCTGGATGACGGATTCGACCAGGCGGCTTTTGAAAAGCTGCCGGAATGGGCACAGGAGAAAATCAAGAAAAGCACCCAATGGCAGAAGGAATTTGCACCGAAGACGGAAGTGAAGGTGGATGCCGGGACGGGGGAAGTGCTCTCCCCTGCCCTGCCGGACACGGCCCCTGACGCAGCCCAGGGAACCGGGAGGGCACCGTTTTGAGAATTGCGTCGCTGGGGAGCAGCAGCAAGGGAAACGCCTATCTCATTGGGGACAGGAAGACCCGGATTCTGCTGGAGTGCGGGCTGAGCTACAGGGAGCTGCAAAAAAGGGCCGGGTTTGACCTGGCCCGGCTCCAGGGGTGCCTTGTCAGCCACGAACACAAGGACCACAGCCTGAGTGTCCGGCGGGTGGCGGAGAACGGAATCCCGGTTTACATGAGCCGGGGGACGGCTGAGGCGCTGGAGCTGCCGGAGACGGTTTTTTCCTTTTTGGAGGAGATACGGGCCGGGGAACAATTTACGGTGGGCACGCTGGACGTGATGCCATTTGAGACCTACCACGACGCGGCGGAACCGCTGGGGTTTCTGATTCAGAGCCGGGAGGACGGGGACATTTTGGCCTTTGCCACGGACACCGTGAACCTCCCGTACACGTTTCCGGGGGTGAACATTCTGGCGGTGGAGGCCAACTACGAAAAGGGGCTGTTGGAGCGGTGCGGACGGATGCCGGAGAGCACGAAGCACCGGATTGAGAACACCCACATGGAGATTGAGAAGCTGCTGGAATGTCTACGAGGCATGGACTTAGGGCGGTGCAGGCAGATCTATCTATGCCACCTGAGCGACGCTTCTGGGGACGAGGAAAGCTTCTGCTGGCGGGTATGGAAAACCACCGGAATTCGGACAGAAGCATTCCCACGAGACGGGAAATTCAAGAAAAATTTCTGAAAAAATCAGGAAGGGAGTGAAGAAAAATGGCAATGGTGCGGAACCAATTTACATTCTACCGAAGCTACTACGAGGCGCTGGACGAGCTGCCGGACGAGGAAAAGGCGGAAACGCTGCTGGCGGTGATCCGATATGCCATCTACGGGATAGCACCGGAAATGTTGCCTGTTTCCGGGAAAATAGCCTTTAACCTCATAAAACCGACGCTGGATTCTGCGAGAAAAAAAGCGGCTGCCGGGAAGCAGGGCGGCGGTGCTTCGCCCAGTGGAACAAGCAAAAAGAAAAGTGCTTCTCCCAGTGGTACAAGCAAAACAGAAGGGTGCTTATCCGAGTGGGACAAGCTAGAAAGAGGGGGAGAAAGAGAAAGAGAAGGAGAAAGAGGTAGAGGTATAGGGGAAAGCGCAGCGAGCGGGAAAAGCAACGAGGAAACAGACAGGGGCTTTGAGGCGCTGCGCCGTGCGTACCCGGCACACAGACAGGGAGACAGCGAGGAGGCCAGAGAGGCATACAAGCGCTTTGTCAAGAAGGGGCAGGAACAGGCGGCTCTGGATGGCCTTGAAAAATGGAAGCTGAGCCAGCAATGGCAGGACGACGGTGGACGGTTTGTTCCTGGGCTTGCCAAGTGGCTGAGCCAACGGCTGTGGGAATGCCCCCCGGAGCCCGCCAAGCCGGAAGTATGGCAGCAGGGCAGGCGGGAGCTTGACGCGGACGAGCTGGCGGCGATCCGCCGAATGATGGAGGAGGACGGCTGACATGGGAACAAACTGGAGTGACAAAGAAGCCGGATGCCCCTACTTCCTGGGAACGGATGGGGAAAAGCGAATCACCTGCCAGGGGGTTGACGGGTACTCGGATCTGATATGGAAATATCGGTCAGCAAAGCACAGAGAGCTGCAATTCCGGGAATTCTGCTGCAAAAAATATGAATATTGCGAGGTTTACAGAATGCTGGACGAAATGGAGGCGGAGAAATGAACCGCGTTGTAGAACAGCTTACGCCAAACCCAGTAACCCACGAGCATGGAGAAAATGGGTGCTGCCCAGACCCCAGGGCATGGGAAATGGAGATGATGCACCAGGTATGGGCCGCCGGACTCCACGATGCGGCCAATTGCTTTCAGGATGCGCTTAAAAAGCTTGAATCTCAGCGAAAAGTGAAGCCAAAAACAAACGGCGACAGCTTCCGGACAATGACAGATGAGAAACTGGCGGAGAAAGCGAGCAAGATGACCTTTTGCGGTGCTTGCCCGGTTCCGGGCTGCGACGCCTTTTTGGGCATGGACCAGTGCAGGGATGCGTGGCTTGCATGGCTCCGCTCCCCGGTGGAGGAAAGCCATGAATGATTTGGAGCAAATGGCCATCGAACGCCTGAAAGCCGCCTCGGAAATGTCTCTGATGGCGTATCAGCAGCCCCTTGTGATCTGCATTTCCGGTGGCAAGGACAGTGGCGTTATCACGGAGCTTGCCATTCGGGCGGGAATCCCCTGCGAGTTCCAGCACAACCACACCACGGCGGATGCCCCGGAGACGGTGCGGTTTGTGCGGAGCGAATTCAAACGGTTGGAGGAAAAGGGCTACAAATGCACCGTGAATATGCCCACTTACAAGGGGCAGCGTACATCTATGTGGAGATTGATTCCACAAAAGCTGATGCCGCCGACGCGACTAATGCGGTACTGCTGCTCCATCCTGAAAGAACCAGGTGGGACAGGACGGTTTATTTGCACCGGCGTTCGGTGGGCGGAATCCGCATCCCGGAAAAACAACCATGGAATCTACGAAAAACTGGGTGCAACTAAGGATAAAAAAATCATCCTTGCCAACGATAATGATGAAAAACGAACGCTTTTTGAAAACTGCCGTTTGAAGGCAAAGCGAGTTGTAAACCCCATTATCGACTGGAAAGATGAAGATGTGTACGGTTTTTTGAAGGATGCAAAAGTCCCCATGAATCCGCTTTACGCAGAGGGGCAATGCCGTGTTGGCTGCATCGGATGCCCGCTGGCAAAAAGAAAAGGCCGTGAAGCGGAATTTGCCCGGTGGCCAAAGTACAAGCAGCTTTATCTGAACACCTTTGATCGGATGCTGGCAGAACGCAAGCTGCGTGGAAAGGAATCAACCTGGGACAGCGCAGAAGATGTATTCCGCTGGTGGATGGAGTACGATATTCTTCCGGGGCAGACCAGCATAGAGGACTATTTGGAGATGATGAGCGAATGAAAGTGCTTATGGCCTGCGAGGAATCGCAAACCGTGTGCAAGGCGGTCGAAATGGCGGAACAGTGGGGATGACCATTTTCGTGAGGTCACGGAAATGGTTTAACCGCCTCGAAATCGACGCATTTAAAAGCCCGGGGCAACCCGGGCGGGAAGGAGATAATATGAAACTTGAAAATTACGCAGCTGCAATCGGAATCCCGGACATTTGCAATTACACAGTGAAGCCGTGTCCAAAATGCGGCAGACGGATACTTGCCTACGGAAAGCCGTGTTCCGTTGGGGCACCGAAGATCATCCGGTGGTATCGAAAGACGTTCCGGCATGGCGTGACCTGTACGATTTGTGGGAACTACGCACCGACTGTGAAAATCTGGAACCGGAGGGCTGAGCATGAGTAGAGCGGTACTTATCAGCATCCGTCCGGAGTGGGTGGATAAGATCATCGCAGGAGAGAAAACGGTGGAAATCCGAAAGACCCGGCCGAATCTTGGAACTCCGTTTAAGTGCTATATGTACGAGACGCAAGGAAAGAGCGATATCCCATGGATTGACGAAGACGGGCACATGATATTCCGTGGGCGCGGGAAGGTTGTTGCAGAATTTATCTGTATGGGTATCGATGAAATCAAACCAATTGAAGACGATCTATACGGAATCTACGACATAGACGATGATTATGTCCGAAAGACGTGCCTGGAAGATGGGGCCATGTGGGCCTACGGCAATGGGCAGACGCTTTACGGCTGGCACATTTCCAACCTGAAAATCTACGATACGCCGAAGGAGCTGAGCAAGTTTTCACGCCCGTTTGAAAACTGCATAGGCAAAACGTGTGATGAATTTGGGTGTGCATTATGCGAAAATGGCGGTCATATCAAACGCCCGCCCCAGAGCTGGTGCTATGTGGAGGAATTAGGAAATGGATAAAATCATATTAAAGCCCTGCCCGTTTTGCGGGGGCAAAGGTGTAGAGATACTTGAAGACGAAAACAAATACTTATACTATCGGTACATGGCGCAGTGCCAGAAATGCGGAGCCAATGCAAAACTAGGCCGCACAAAAGAAGAAGCTCGTAAAGCCTGGAACCGGAGGGCTGAGCATGAGTGATTACATAAGCCGGGAGGCGGCGATCGCTTATATCCGTGAGCAATCGGAAGAATTGCAAAAAGCGTTTGAAGAGCTTGGCGGGGAAAGCGGAATCTATGCCGATGCCTATAACGATTTGGCGGAGGATTTCCACAGAATTCCCGCCGCCGACGTGGAGCCGGTGCGGCATGGGAAATGGAATATCCGGGTTTCGGATGAACGTACTTTATGCCTGGAATGCTCCGTGTGTGGCCGCAAAGTTGATAACTTCAACCTGCACCGTCTGCTGATATTCGGAGAATACGGGGAGGCTTGCCGCAGACACCCTTATTGCCATTGCGGCGCTAAAATGGATTTGGAGGGCGAAAATGACGATTGACAAACAACGAAGTCGGGTGCTGAACGATTCGTTTGATACCATGTGGGCGTTCTTGCAAATGGGCGGGCAAAAATCCGATATTCCCGGCCTGCGGGAACACTGTGAATCTCTCCGCTGGATGATGATGCAGAGAAAGGAGGATTTTTATGAGGCTGATTGATGCTGACGAATTTGAGGACGCGCTTGAAAATACGGAGTACGATATCAGCCCCGCATATGAGCCAGATGGTTATTCGCATAGACTTATATGCAAAGTGCTTGACGAGGCTCCCACCGTGGATGCCGTGCCGGTGGTGCGGTGCCGGGAGTGCAGGTATTATGCCGTGCCCGGTGCAACTATATCCTTCTGCATCCATCGAAATGGGATGAAGTTTACCAGAGATTCAGACTATTGCAGCCGGGGAGAGCGCCGAGACCAATCTGCGGACGTGCGCAATATGGATGGAGGTGGAGCCGATGCCCCCTGACCGCCGCCGTGACCCTGCTGACGGGCTTTTAATCCTGCTGGCCGTAATCATGCTCCTGGTGGTCTTCTGCGCCGCCTGGAGCCACTACGACCGCCTGGGGTGGGTACGCTTTGTAAGCTCCCTACCCTTCCCGGGCTGGGTAAAATCAACCCTATGGGGGTGGGCATAGTGTACGACTACAGGCTGCAATATTTCAAGTGCTGTGAGAACTGCAACACGCCCTACAATGGCTTTTTGAACATTATCAATTCGATGTATAGGAGGGTGAGAAAATGCGGCTGATTGATGCGGATGCACTATGGGACGAACTAACCGAAGACCTGGAAGATGGAGATGTTAGGAGGGTTAGAAAATGCAAATTGAACTATCAAAAGCACGGATTTTAGCTGACTGTATCGAGGGGATGGCGGCAGATGCGGAGGATAAAGGAAAAGATTCTTTTGGGATTCATTTGTCGTTGAAAGATGCTCGCATGATCGCTCGTTCACTTAGTCCCACCGTGGATGCCGTGCCGGTGGTGCGGTGCAAAGATTGCAAGTATTACAAACCGGACGAATACGAATGTGGATGTGATTTTGCCGGGGGGCTACCGTATGTAAAAGCTGGCGATTTTTGCAGCTATGGGGAGAGAAATGAGGATGAAAATGGAAGAACTTAACGGCTACGCCCCACCAGCAAGCTTGAATTTGAACGATTTTCAGTATGCTATTGATGATGCCATAGTGCAGGCGATAGTTAAAATTGGTATCAAGGTGAACCGTGAAGAACTTTTGAAAGCTCTGAAATATGATCGTGGACAGTACAAGGCGGGGTATGATGCTGGTTTCGCAGATGGGTTCATAAAAACACTACATACCGTCCGCTGCCGGGACTGCATCCACCGGCAGGGGGACGAAAACCCTATGTGTATGCTGCATACCGAGCCTTACGCCAACGCCAGAGGCTATAAAGGTGAGGCGGTGTGCGTGGAAATGGACGGGTTTTGCAGCTACGGGGAAAAAAAAGAGGCCAAGCATGAAACGTAAACGCTTTATCAAACTGCTGATGGGCCGCCTGATGCTGCCCCGGAACGAGGCCAACTATGTGGCCGATGTGACCCGGGTGACGAATGATCGGGAGAAGAGGCGGCGGAACGGCCGGAAGCTGGGGGAAGCAATTTGCCGGGGGCGGCAAAACAGGAGGCCCAAATGATGCCGATCAACATTAGCTTCCTCGGCTGCTGCAAGGACTGCCCCCGCCGCTCCCCTGCCTGCTCTGACCGCTGCATCGACTATATGATCGCCAAGGCAATAAGAGGTGCGGAACAGCAGCTGTTGCGGGAACGGTACGCAAACAGTCGGCGCAGAAACACCAATGGAAGAAAGTGAGGATATTATGGCGGAAATTACACTCGATCAAGATCAAATCATCCAAAATGTAAATGAGCACATTACGCAAGATTTGGCGGCAGCGATTAAGCAGGTCGCCAAGGACGGAGTATGGGAAGATGCCGAGGAAGACGATGGGGTTGACCCTGAAAAGATTATCCGCAGGACTATGGCAACCTATATGGGCGGCAGCGTTCCCGGATGGTTTTCGGAGGCATTACAGGCAACATCCTATGTATTGGCCGAGGACAAGATGGAGGGATACGGATGCATTGCGGCACTGTATGAAGCAGCAAGCAAGGCGAATACGGTAAAGCGGATGGCTGCGTTGACAAAGCTGCTTGCAATTTCTACGCCGATTGGTTTCGTAAACGGAATTCCACATACGACAATTGCGTGAGATATAAGCCGAGAAAGGTGGGGAGAATTGGATAAAGAAAGGCCGCTCCCGGTGGTGGGGGCGGCCTTTTTGGGGGGTTAGAGGTGGGGGGGGAAGCAAGATTTTTTTGAAAAAATTTCGGGTTAGCGGGAGAGGAGCGGAAATTGATATGATGGGCGGAGAAAAGGAGGGGAGGGGGCGTGGACTGGAACAGAATCCGGAAGGATTATATTGCCGGGAAGGGCTCCTACCGGGATTTGGCGAAGAAATACGGGGTGTCCCCACAGGTGCTGGGGCGGCGGGCGAAAGCCGAGGACTGGGTGACGCTGCGGGGACAGGCCGCTGACAAAGGGTTGACAAAGGCCATCGAGATCGTAGCACAGGCCAACGGGGATGTTGGCGTGCAATTACAAAATGCGGCGGTGGCGCTGATCGGGAAGGCCATGGAGGGGATACAGGCCATTGACGCGGAGAATGCCAAGGCCCTGAAAGCCTACTCCGGGGTGCTGCGGGATTTGAAAGATGTGCTGGACGTGCGGTCCAGGCTGGATCTGGAGGAGCAGGAGGCGCGGATTGAGAAGCTGCGCAGGGAGGCCCAGGAGGCCCGGGAGGACAAGACAAGAGAGGTAAGCGTTACATTTGGAGGGGCGGAAGAGTGGGCAGAGTAGTGCTGGACATGGGGCCGCTGGGGCCAAATCCCAAGCAGGCGCTGGCCCTGCGGGAAAAGCACCGGTATGTAGGCTACGGAGGGGCACGGGGCGGCGGGAAAAGCTGGTTCGTCCGCTGGAAAGCGGTGCTGCTGTGCCTGCGGTATCCGGGAATCAAAATACTCATTACCAGAAGAACCTACAAAGAGCTGGACAACAACCACATCCAGCCGCTTCTGCAACTATTGCATGGGGTTGCGGCCTATAACCGCAGCGACAAGCGGTTTACGTTTCCAAACGGCAGCACCATTTCCTTCGGGTACTGCGCAACGGACGCGGATCTGGGGCAATACCAGGGCGCGGAATATGATGTGTGGTTCGCGGACGAGGCGGGGCAGTTCCAGGAAGGATGGCTGACCAACATTGACGCCTGTGTCCGTGGGGCCAACGCCTTTCCCAAGCGCACCTACTATACACTGAACCCCGGCGGGCCTAGCCACGCCTATTTCAAACGTTTGTTTATAGATGGGCGGTTTACAGCGGACGAGCATCCGGAGGACTACGCATTCATCCAGGCCCTGGTGACGGACAATCAGGCCCTGATGGACAAGCAGCCGGAGTACAAGCGAAGTCTGGAAAAGCTGCCGCCAAAGCTGCGGGAGGCGTGGCTGAACGGCAGTTGGGATATATACGAGGGGCAGTTCTTTGAGGAATTCCGGGACGACCCCAAGCATTACAAGGATCGGGCGTATACCCACGTCATTGACGCGTTCGAGGTGCCGGAGGGCTGGACGATTTACCGCAGCTTTGACTGGGGCTACAACAAGCCATTCTCCTGCGGCTGGTGGGCGGTGGACTATGACGGGGTGCTGTACCGGATTTTGGAGCTGTACGGCTGCACGGACACGCCCAACGAGGGCTTCAAGTGGCCGCCGGAGCAGGTATTCGCGGAGATCCACAGGATAGAGGTGGAGCATCGGTGGCTGGCGGGAAAGAAGATCATCGGCATTGCCGACCCGGCTATCTGGGACGCGGAGCGGGGCGAAAGCATTGCGGACGTGGCGGCGAAGCACCGGGTGTACTTCTCCCCGGGGGACAACAAACGGATTCCCGGCTGGATGCAGGTACACTACCGGCTGCATTTTGACGAAAACGGGTTTCCGCAGATGTACATTTTTAAGAACTGCGGGGCCTTTATCCGGACAATCCCCATGCTGATGTATGACGACCACCGGGTAGAAGACCTGGACACCAGCATGGAGGACCATGTGGCGGACGAGGTGCGGTATATGTGCATGGCGCGGCCAATCAAGCCTATTGTGCCCGAGGTGGACGACGGGTACACCCACTCCGCGGTATATCAGGCGCTGGATGTGCCCAGGGGAGACCTGTACAGGCCCAGCAGAGCGGCGCGAATGGAAATTGTAAGGACGGGAGGCAAGGAAGATGGCGAGACGTAGGAACGAGGAACAGGCGGCGATGCCGGACGGGCAGACCATGGAGCAGGAGCAGACCATGGAGCAGCCGGAGAGCCGGGGCGGGCAGTTCGCCACGGCGCAGCAGGGGGCCCAGACCGCCATGCTGGAGGCCATGGGCAACCAGATGGCGGGAGCGGCTACGGTGCAGGCCCGGCGGGTGGAGGCCGTGGGGGTTGACCAGATCCGGGAAGCCCTTTTGCAGCTGAACCGCTACAAGCAGGGCAAGGCCATGCTGGACCAGCGGATTGTGGATAACGAGAAATGGTATCGTATGCGGCACTGGGAGACACTGCGGCGGGCCGGGGGCGACGTGGAGCCGGTTTCCGGGTGGCTGTTTAACGCGCTGGCCAATAAGCACGCGGACAGCATGGACAACTATCCCACCTGCACGGTGCAGGGCCGGGAGCAGACCGACGAGGAGGAGGCCAAGCGGCTTAGCAGCATCCTGCCGGTGGTCCTGGACCAGTGTGAGTTCGAGGCGGTGTACGACGCGGAGCAGGATTATAAGCTGAAGTTTGGGGCCGGATGCTACGGCGTGTTCTGGGATTCCGGGAAGCTGAACGGGCTGGGGGATATCAGCATCCGCAGCATTGACATTCTCAATTTGTTCTGGGAGCCGGGCGTGACGGACATACAGGACAGCCGGAATTTGTTCTATGTTACCATGGTGGACAATGACGCGCTGACCGAGCAGTACCCGGAGCTGGGGGACAGGGTAGGCGACAAGAGTTTCACGGTGGCGGAGTACAGCTATGAGGACAACGTGGACACTAGAGACAAGACCACGGTCATTGACTGGTACTACAAGCGGCGCAGGAACGGGAAGACCGTGCTGCACTACTGCAAGTTCACCGGGGACACGGTGCTGTTCGCCTCGGAAAACGAGCCGGAGTATGCCGAGCGGGGATGGTACGACCATGGGCTGTATCCCTTCCACATCGATTCCCTGTTCCGGGTGGCGGGAAGTCCCTGCGGGTTCGGGTACATCGATGTGGGCAAGAGCGCCCAGGAGTACATTGACCGGGGGAATCAGGCCGTATTACAGAATATGCTGGCCAACGCACGACCGAGACACTTTATCCGGAATGACGGCAGCGTGAACGAGGCGGAATACGCGGATATGCGCAACGATTTCATTCACGTGGACGGGAATCTGGGGGAAGACAGCATCAAGCCCGTGAACGGCAAGGTGCTGAATGGCATCTACGTGACCGTGCTGAACAATAAAATTGACGAGCTTAAGGAGGTCACGGGAAACCGGGACATCTCCACCGGCGGCACTTCCTCCGGCGTGACGGCGGCTTCCGCCATTGCGGCCATGCAGGAGGCGGGGAGCAAGCTGAGCCGGGACAGCAACAAGTCCAGCCACAGGGTATTCCGCAAGGTGTGTCTGATGGTTATTGAGTTGATCCGGCAGTTTTACGATCTGCCCCGGCAGTTCCGGATCACCGGGCCACAGGGGGAGGCGGAGTATGTGGCCTACAGCAACGCGGGGCTTCAGCCCCAGCAGCAGGGGGCGGCATTCGGCGTGGATATGGGGTACCGGCTGCCGGTGTTTGACATCAGCGTGTCCTCGGAAAAGGCAAGTCCCTACTCCCGGCTGAGCCAGAACGAGATGGCCATGAGCTTCTATTCGGCGGGGTTCTTCAATCCGGCTATGGCGGATCAGGCGTTGGCCTGCTTGGACATGATGGACTTTGACCGCAAGGCCAAGGTCGTACAGCGGATACAGCAGAATCAGATGATGTATCAGATGCAGCAGGCGGCCATGATGGCGGCTATGGGGCCAGTGCAGGATACGGCGGAAGCGCCCGCGGGAGGCGGAAGCACGGAAAGCGGCGGCGGAGAGAGCAGCATCACGAAAAACGCGCGGGAGCGGGTGGCCAACTCCACGGCCCCTGGCTGATCTAGGGGGGGCACGGTATGATTCGCGTGACTTTTGGAGATATGGGCGGGGCGCTGTGGCTGGATATGTACGGCCACGCAAACAGTGCGGAATACGGCAGGGACCTGATCTGCGCAGCAGCCACGGCGCTGACCTATACGGCGGCACAGCTGGCTATGGATTTGGACAATGACTATGGGCTTGAAGCTTCACCCACGGTGGAGCTGATACCCGGGAAGGCCACTGTACGGATTCAGCCGGTAAATATGGAGGTTGCCCGGGCACAGTGGGGGGTAATTCGGCGGGGCATGGAGATGCTGGCCGGGAACTACCCCAAAAACATCAAAATTTATTACATCGGGAACGGCGAAAGCCGAGAAGATAAAACCGAGGATTCGCGGGCCGAACCCGCAGATATGGAGCCGCTGGCCTAACCAGCAGAGGAGGACACTATGAACGAATTACTGGAAACAATGATCTATTTCGGCCTGCAGCTGTTTGCCGACGGCGGCGCAGGCGGGGACGGAACGGGCGCAGCGGGCTCCGACGCCGGGAGCCAGGGGGGCCAGCAGCCGGAAACGGAAGCCAATGGCGAGCAGTCGGCACCGCAGGAGCCTACCTTCGATGAGTTGATCAAGGGCAAGTACAAGGCGGACTACGACGCGAGAGTCCAGAAGACCATCCAGGCGCGGATGCGGGGAGCCAAGGCCAACGAGGAACGGCTGGCCAAGACCGAGCCGCTGCTGCAGATGCTGGGGCAGAAGTACGGCGTGGACGCCGGGGACGTGGACGGCCTGATGGCGGCGCTGGACAATGACGAGCAGATGTGGCAGGCCGAGGCGGCGGACAGGGGAATGTCCGTGGAGAATCTGAAGGCCCTGCGGACTGCCGAGCGGGAGAACGCCATGCTGAAGCGGCAGCAGGAGCTGAACCAGCGGGAGGCCGCGGCACGGGAGACCTACACCAGGTGGGCAACCCAGGCAGAGCAGGCCAAACAGAAATTTCCGGGGCTGGATCTGGAAAGTTGTCTGGAAGACGCGCAGTTTGTGTCCATGCTGCAGAGCGGCGTTGACGTGGAGAGCGCCTATTGGGCCAGATACCACGACGACATCATGCAGGCCGGCATGGAGAAGGCCACGACGGAGGCCCAGAAAAAGCTCTCCGCCAGCGTGGCATCCGGAAGCCGGAGACCAACCGAAAGCGGTGTGGGGAACGGCCCCACGGTAAGCCAGAAAGTAGATGTAAGCAACATGAGCCGAAGCGAATTTACAGCCTATATGGACCGCATTATGCGGGGCGAGCGTATTTCCTTCGGCTAAAACGAAAGGAGATACCATGGAAATCATCAGAAACCTTATTTTTATGGGCAGCCTGCAGCTGTTTGCGGGCGACCTGAACACCAACGTAACCACCGATTCCGGCCTGTCCGCCGAGAACAAGACCTTCTACGACCGGACGCTGCTGGAAAGCGCAAAGCCCAACCTGATCCACAGCCAGTTTGGCCAGAAGCGGCCTATCCCCAAGAACGGCGGCAAGAAGATCGAGTTCCGGCGGTACGGCGCACTGCCCAAGGCCCTGACCCCTCTGACCGAAGGCGTGACCCCCGATGGCCGGAAGCTGACGGTGACCGCCGTCGAGGCGGAGGTGCATCAGTACGGCGACTATGTGGCGCTGTCCGATGTGCTGGACCTGACCGCCATCGACAACAACGTGCTGGAGGCCACCAAGGCCATCGGCAACCAGGCGGGCCTGACCCTGGACACCATTACCCGGAACATCCTGCAGGCGGGCACCAACGTGCAGTACTGCCCCAAGGTAGGCGCAAGCGGTACCACCGCCGTGACCTCCCGGGCGGACATTGACGCCACCTGCAAGCTGACCGTGGACGAGATCAAGAAGGCCGTGGCCACCCTGAAGGCCAACAACGTGCCCAAGATCAGCGGCAGCTATGTGGCCATCATCCACCCCTACGCGGCCTATGACCTGATGTCTGACCCAAAATGGGAGGAGATGCACAAGTACACCAGCGCCGAGGATATGTACGAAGGCGAGATCGGCAGAATTGCCGGTGTGCGGTTCGTGGAGAGCAGCGAAGCGCTGATTGTCAAGACCTCCACCAATCCCGCCGTGTTCTGCACGCTGGTGCTGGGCGAGAACGCCTATGGCATCACCGAGGTAACCGGCGGCGGTCTGAAGACCATCATCAAGCAGCTGGGTTCTGCAGGTACGGCTGACCCTCTGGACCAGCGCAGCACCGTGGGCTGGAAGGCTATGCAGACCGCGGAGATCCTGCAGCAGAACTACATGATCCGCATCGAGAGCGGCGGCGCTTTCTCCGGCACGGCGAAGGCAAACTGATTTGACACATGGGGCGGGAAACCGCCCCTGACCATGAAAGGAGCATATGTATGGCAACCAAGAAAGACGATGTGAAGGAAGGCTATGTGCGAATTCGGCTGCCCCTGAGCAGAGAACAGAAGGAAGACATGTACGTTGGTCTGAACGGCGTGGGCTACCTGATCAAGAGGGGACAGGAAGTGGATGTCCCGGCGGGCGTGGCGGAGATCATCCAGCGCAGCGAGGAGATGCTGGCCCAGGCGCTGGAATATGAATCCAGCGTGTCCAAGGCATCCCATCCCGGCGAGGCGTAATATGACGGTCCGGGAGGCCATTGCTTCCGTGGACAGCCGGAAGCCCAACGCCTACAGCGTATCGGATAAGCTGGGATGGCTGAACGCGCTGGACGGCAGGATCAAGGCGGAAATCATCGACACCCACGAAGGGTGGGAGAACATTCTATTCCTCCCATACGGGCTGGACGACCAGGACACTGTGCTGATGGTTCCCGAGCCCTGGGACAGAATGTATCTCAGCTGGCTGGAATGCCAGATCGACTATGCCAACGCAGAATTCGGGAAGTATAACAATTCCGCCGCCATGTTCCAGGCGGAGTATGATGCGTTTGCAAACTGGTACAACCGGACGCACAAGCCCAAGGGGACGAGAATCCGGTACTTTTAGGAGGTGGTAGGCATGAGACTGCCGACAATGGCGGAAATAAGCCGCAGCGAGGAGCTGACGCAGCAGTTCCCGGGGCTGGACAGAAATCTGAGAGGGACAGACGGCTCCATGTCCGATATGCTGAATCTCACTTCTGACCACTATCCCCTGCTGGCTTCCCGGGAAAAGCGGACGCTGCTGGATGTGCTGGTAAAGCCCAATGGGCTGATGGCAAAGGACAAGCTAGTATGGGTGGACAACCGAAACCTGTTCTATGGCGGCGAGGACCTGACGGACCATCTGATCGATGCTGGGGTACACCTGACGGACAGCGAGAAGACGCTGGTGAGCATGGGTGCTTACATCCTGATTCTGCCGGACAAGGCCTATATCAATACCCAGGACTATACGGACTGCGGGAAGATCGAAGCTGACTGGACAAGCGGCAGCGAGGCAACCATAAGCCTGTGCATGGCAGATGGGGCCGCCTATGACTACACGGCCTCCGCCACAGCTCCGGAGAACCCAAAGGCCGGACAATACTGGCTGGACACCTCCGGGGAAAAGGAGGCTATGAAGGTCTGGGCGGAGAGCACTGGGAGCTGGGCGGCGGTGGAAACCGTCTACTGTAAGATCGCCTGCACAGGCATTGGGAAGCAGTTCGCGGAGAACGACGGCGTGACCCTGTCCGGCACCGGGAAGGAAGAGCTGGACGGCAGCAAGATTCTATATGGGGTCAGCGCCGACAGCGTTGTGGTCATTGGGCTTGTACCCCAGACGGTGACGGTGGCGGCTGGGAAACTGCGGATGCAGCGGAAAATGCCGGATATGGACTACGTGTGCGAGTGCCAGAACCGGATATGGGGCTGCAAGTACGGTCAGGTTGACGGGAAGACAATCAATGAAATCTACTGCTGCGCCCTGGGCGACTTCAAGAACTGGGAGCGCTACGCCGGAATCTCCACGGACAGTTACCGGGCCAGCGTGGGCACGGACGGCAGGTGGACGGGGGCTATCACCTATCTCGGGTACCCCCTTTTCTGGAAAGAAAACCACCTGCACAAGGTCTATGTGGACGAGGGCGGGGCGCACCAGATCCAGGACACGGCCTGCCAGGGCGTGCAGGAAGGGTGCAGCAGAAGTTTACAGGTGGTGAACGACAGGCTGTATTTCAAGTCCAGGAGCGGTGTATGCGTGTATGACGGCAGTCTGCCGGAGAACACGGGGTACTCCCTGGGGAATGAACTATTCTCTGAGGCCGTAGGCGGGAGCCTGCGGGGAAAATACTACCTATCCATGCACGGGGAGACTGGATGGAACCTGTTTGTATACGACACAAAGAACGGCATTTGGGTGAAGGAGGACAGCACCCACGCCCTGGCTATGGCTACTCTTTTAGATGAGCTTTACATTCTGGACGCAGACACCAAGCAATTTCTGGGGGCTACCGGAAAGGCAGCGGGGCCGAAAGAAAAGCGGGTGCAATGGAGCGCGACGACCAATATCATCGGGTACTCAGACGCAGGGCAAAAATATGTGAGCCGGTTTGCCGTGCGGCTGAGACTGGATGACGGGGCCACGGCACAGTTCTCCATCGAATACGATTCCAACGGGGAGTGGCTGCCCTGCGGCAGCATCACCGGGAACCGAATCAAAAGCGAGATTCTGCCGGTGAAGCCCCGACGGTGTGACCACTTCCGGATTCGAATCACAGGATTCGGGACCATGCAAATCTACAGCATTTCCAAAATCTACGAGAAAGGCAGTGACGTTTGTGGGTATTAAGATTCCAACGCCGCCTATGCCTACAGGCAGCACAGAGGACCAGCTGAAGCAAATGTGGAGCTACCTGTTCCGTGTGGCGGAGATCATCAACAAGAGCGGAGGGAAAGAGGATGTACGCAAGACTTCCTGACGGGAAAGAAAGCCTTTTCCAGTGGGACACGAAGCAATATCTGGAAGTAAGCGACGACGTGACCCGGGTGGACTTCTGTTTCCGGGTAGACCCGGAGACGGTTTATGGCGTGTTTGCCAAGGACGGCAAATGCTACATCCCGAATCTGCTGATCCAGAAGGCCGGAATCGTGGACGCGCTGATCATGTCGACGGAAATCGGCACCACCACGGACAGACGGCTGGAAATCCCGGTGGTAGAGCGGCCTATTCCTCCGGGGTATGTGGCCACGAAGGACGGGGCGATTATCAGCTATGACGACCTGGAAGACGTGATTGGAGAGCTGAACTTTCTGTCTACCAACGGCGGAACCATGGCGGGGGACATCAACATGGACGGGCGGAAGATCACCGGTCTTGTTGACCCGGTGGCGGATGGGGACGCGGCAAGAAAACGCTATGTGGACACGGAAAGTTCCACGGCGGCGGGGAAAGCGGAGACGAACGCGAAAAACGCCAGCCTGCCCAGGGCGGGCGGGGCTATGACCGGAAACATCAGCATGGGTGGGAACACCGTGCAGGGATTGAAAGCCCCTGCTGACGGGGCGGACGCGGCCACGAAGGACTATGTGGACGGAAAGCGGAAGACCTTCACGGCAACCGTCGGTACCGGCTGGACCGGTTCCGGGCCTTACACCCAGACGGTGGCGGTAAGCGGCATTCTGGCATCGGACATGCCCCATGTGACGCCGGTGTATGACGCGGACAACACCACGGCCCAGGCCCAGCGGGAAGCCTGGGGCTGCGTGAGCCGGGGCGTGGCTGTGGCGGGCGGCATTCAGTTTACGTGCTTCGAGGACAAGCCGGAGGCGGCGATCCCCATTCAGATCGAGGTGATGCGGTAATGGGACAGTGCTTTTTGTATGGGAACGGCAGTGCGGGCACCGGACTGACCATTGTCTCCGGACTGACGGAACCGGTGAAGCCGAAGGAGAATATGATCTGGGTAAAATCCGACAAGGCCGGGAAGAAGTACGTCTTTGCGGAGGTTTTTCCCGAAGCCCCGGCTGATGGGACCATCGTATTTTTGTCGAAAGCGAAATCCATTGCTTACAGTACGTATGTTTTTATATCCGGCGCGTGGAAATCGGTGGAGGCCAGTATGTACATTGGCGGGAAGTGGGTGACGGTCAGCAGCAAATTCGACGGGATTTTGTATGATGCCGGGGACCGATACGACGAGTGGACTGCCGATGCGTCGGTGGGCGCGGAGACATCGAGGAGCCCCACGCTGAAAGGTATCACCAGGGCCGTCGGTGGCGTTGGTATCCTTTACACGAAGAACAAAGTGCTTATTGACGGCTTCACCGCCCTGCATATAAACGGCAAAACCGGCGGTGGCGGCTATATGGCCTATGTAACCTCCGAGCCGCCTGCGGCAGGAAAGGTTTCGGGCGTGTTGGCGTCGAAGACTCTGTCCTACTCTAGCGGTGGAAGCGGTGAGCTGGACGTAAGCGCAATATCCGATGGATATGTTGTGCTGTACACCGGTATCGGCACTTCCAGTTTTACCTACAATTTTGAAGTAAGCAAAGTCTGGATGACGTGAGGGGGCGGAGCGATATGCAAATTTATATTGATGCTGATTTTAAGTGCTATACCGCCCCGAAGGAGGGGCTTGCAACCGTCGAAACAGCCTTTTTTGATGGCAAGTGCGCCGCCTATATCGAGGGCTACCGCTTTGTCCCGGCCGGGAAGACCT